ACCTATCAGCTCAACGGAAGTGCTCGACACTTACAACCTCAGCGGACGCAAAGCCGTGTACCAGCTCGCTATACCAAAGGGCGACACGCACGACTGGTCCGCCGGCAAGAGAGTCAGCTTCCTGGGAGAGGACTGGAGGATCATTGATATTCCAACCGAAGGGATTGAGTACATGATCCCGCTCAGCTGGAACAAGAAAGTGCAGGTCGAACGCTATGAGCAAGGCGGTTAAGTTCAAATTGAATAGAAGCGGGGTAAGGGAACTGCTCAGGAGTCCGGAGTCGCAGGCGCTGGTCAAGTCGGCTGCGGAACGGGTGCAGAGCAGAGCCGGAGACGGATATGAAGTGGATACGTATGTTGGGACGACCCGTGCAAACGCATCGGTCTATGCTGCAACGTATGAGGCCCGCAAGGACAATTACGAAAATAACACTCTGCTCAAGGCAAGAGGAGGTGGATTATGATCGCTGAATTATTAATAAGCTTCCTCAACGAGAAGCTCGGGATATATGTCGGAATGGAACAGCCCGAGCAGAAGACCGGTTACGTGATCCTCGATCAGACGGGTAGCAGTACGATGAACCGCATCAAAACCACGACCTTTGCCGTCCAGTCGTATGGGGCTTCGTTGCTCGAGGCCATGCGGCTGAACGGACAAGTCGAGGCAGCGATGGAGGAGTTCGCTGAGCTCCCTCAAGTGGCAGGGGTAAGGCTCGAAACAGATTATAACTTTACAGACACGACCACGAAGCAGTACCGCTGGCAGGCCGTGTATGACATTACACATTATTAGGAGGCACAGTAAATGGCACAGGTAGTAGGAAACGTAAGCGCTGGAAAGCCGGCGATTGGCGGTGCTGTTTGGAGAGCTGAAAAGGGCACAACTGCCCCGACAGACGCAACCACTGCACTTGCTGCTGACTTTAAGGCGCTCGGATACTGCAGCGAAGACGGTTTGACCAACTCCAACAGCCCTGAGACAACTGATATCAAGGCATGGGGTGGTGATACCGTTCTGAACATCCAGGAAGAGAAAACTGACACATTCCAGTTCACTCTGATCGAGGTACTGAACGTGGAAGTCCTGAAAGCAGTATACGGCTCCAGCAATGTATCCGGCACTCTTGCAGCCGGCATCACAGTCACGGCAAACGCAGACGAGCCTGAGGAGGGCGTTTGGGTCGTCGATATGGTAATGAACAGCAATACAGTAAAGAGAGTGGTTATACCTCACGGAAAGCTCTCTGAACTGGGTGACATTACATACACCGATTCCGATGCAGTTGGCTATGAGGTAACAATCACGGCCTTGCCGGACACTGACGGCAATACTCATTACGAGTACATCAAGCAGGCATAGTTCAAGGATGAAGAGGTGACCCATGAAGGTGAAAATGAAGGATGAATTCGAGGTGGAGATCGTTGACGGCGTCACGGACGACTGGGAATTCCTTGAGGTTTTAGCCAACATTGACGAAGGCGAAACTGGCCAAATAGTTAGAGCTGCGAAGATGCTGCTCGGTAACGATGGCGTCAAGGCTCTCAAGGAGCATCTACGTGACGAGGACGGACGGGTCAGGACGTCGGCGATGGTCGGCGCTATCAGCGAGATCATGGACTCCGCCGGTGAATTAAAAAACTCAGAACCCTCGCCAGCATGATCAGACTTGACGAGGACGCACTGATTTGCGACCTTGCCGAGACTTATCACATATTTGATTATAGGTCGCTTCCGGTCCAGCTGGTGGCGACCTTATCTGCTGGTTTGAGGGAAAACTCAAGAATAATGCTCAAGGTGACCGACTCAAAGGTTGGCCTTGACACGTATCTGCTCGCAGCAATCGCAGACAATCTCACATTATTCCGTGCAGGCTTCAGCAAAGACAACAGAAGAAAACTGGTTCTGTTTACGGATGTGATCAAGAGCGAGCCAAAGCAGAAAACAAGAAGCTTCAAAACGGCAGCCGAATTCGATGCTGCATTGAAGCGAATCAGAGGAGAATAAACATGCCAGGTACTACATTAGGAACTGCGTACGTACAGATAGTGCCATCAGCTCAGGGCATCAGTGGTTCCATCACCAACTTGCTGGCCGGTGAAGGAGAGTCTGCCGGAACTTCGCTCGGGTCGAAAATAGGATCCTTTGCGAAGAAGGCACTCGCAACAGCTGCCATCGGGACGGCAGTGGTCAAGATTACAAAGTCCGCGCTTGACGAAGGGGCAAAGCTCCAACAGTCATACATGGGCGGTCTCGACACACTTTACGGCGAAGCAGCTGACTCCGCAAGGGCTTATGCTCGGGAAGCTGCTCAGGCGGGTATCTCGATGAATACTTACTCAGAGCAGGCCGTATCCTTCGGAGCTGCACTGAAGAACGCTTACGGTGGGGATACATACAAAGCGATGGAAGCAGCAAACACTGCGATCCTCGACATGGCGGACAACTCTGCAAAGATGGGTACTGACATCGGATCGGTACAGATGGCATATCAAGGTTTCGCGAAACAAAACTACACGATGTTAGATAACCTCAAGCTGGGGTACGGAGGAACAAAAACAGAAATGGAGAGACTCCTGGCAGATGCTGAAAAGCTCACAGGGGTCCATTACGATATCGATAATCTCGGAGATGTCTACGATGCCATCCACGTTATCCAGGGCGATCTCGGCCTGACAGGTGTGGCTGCAGCTGAAGCATCCGAGACATTCAGCGGATCATTCAACGCAATGAAGGCATCCGCAGCGAACTTCCTCGGGAGTCTCGCATTAGGTGAGAATGTCAGCGCATCACTCAGTCAGCTTATGACATCGGCGAGCACGTTCTTCTTCGGGAACTTCATCCCGATGATCGGAACGCTGGTGAAGTCACTTCCGTCCGCAATCGGTACGTTCCTGCAGCAGGGGCTGCCGTTGCTGGTCTCGAATGTGTCGACATTACTGACAAGTCTCGGAACATACGTATCGGGCCTTGCGAACAGCTTATCGGGCAGTACGGTCGCAAACTGGGCATCTGCCACGGTTCCGAAGATCCTCGCTGCAGGTGGCAAGCTGATCATGACACTTGCGTCGGCATTCATCAGAAATCTTCCGCTTATCGTGTCGTCAATCAACCGCATCGGCCTTTCAATCGTTACGGGCCTCGGGTCTGCTCTGTGGGGCAAAGTCTCCGCAGCAGCTGCGGGCATCAGGGATCGCTTTATGCAGCCAATCAATTCGATGCGCGACAAGGTCAAGGGGATCATTGACAAGATTAAAGGGTATTTCCCGTTCAATCTCGGCAAGATTCTCAAGCTTCAGATCCCGAAGATCAATGTATCGGGCGGGTCCGCTCCGTGGGGTATCGGTGGCAAAGGAACGAAGCCGAGCATCAGTATATCGTGGGAGAGCCACGCAGCCGGCGGTATTTTCACAGGACGGACGCTGCTGACCGACGGGAGCACAATCCACGAATTCAACGAAGCGGGTCGTGAGGCTATCGTCCCACTGGATCCGTTTTGGGACAGGATGGACCGCATTGCAGAATCTATGCAGGGCAGTGCTGGTGGCGTCGTGGTTAATGTCTACGGCTCGCCTGGAATGAACGTTAACGAGCTTGCGCAGGCGGTCGAGAGAAGACTTATCGAGGCTCAGAACAGGAGGAGACTCGCATGGCAGTAATGGGAACAATGAGGCACAGTATCATTTTCGGCGGAGTCGATTCCGCCGATTTTGGTATATATATCAGCGGTGAGGGCGTGTTTGACGCACCGAAGCGTGCCGTTGAAATGATAGCCGTACCGGGCAGGAACGGAGAGATAGCACTTGATCAGGGCTATTGGGAGAACATCGATATCGTCTATCCCGCATTCAATTACGAAGAGGATCTGGACACCTTTGCAGAAAGTCTGTCGGAGTTCCGTAATGCTATCTGTTCCCTTAAGGGATATCAGAGACTTTCGGATACTTTTCACCCCGATGAGTATCGCATGGCCGTATATTCGGAAGGCCTTGAGGTAACCCCAATCAAATACAACACAGCAGCGAATTTCGATCTGAAGTTCGATTGCAAGCCACAGCGCTGGCTGACAGAGGGTGAAACAGCCGTAACGGTTGCCAGTGGTGACACGCTGAATAATCCGACGCTTTACTCATCCAGCCCCTTTCTTTCTGTAAAGGGGTACGGAACGATCAACCTTGGGGAACATCAGATAGACCTCGAAGACGGAGCGGTCGGAAACATACAAGTCGCGACCGGACGGTCAGGTTTTTTGCGTTTTAACGAAGACTATCTAAACGCAGGAGACATGATACGCGTCAACGCTTGCGAAGCAGAGATGAGGTTACGATATACTCCGAGTTCTTCGGCAAGTTTCCGAAACCTCGCGGTCAATTCTGTAGCAGGAGACGGATCTGCAACAGCTCGATTCAACTCGGTAACATCTCCGATTCTTAATTTTAATTGGGCAGGCCTTTCTTTTGAAAAGGGAACACCGAGCATAAAACAAGCCGTTGTTGGTGTATCAGGACAGGTCAATATCAGCAATACTTGGTATTCATTTAACTGTGACATAACAGTCACTGCAACGTATACCGAAAATACTGAGTATGGTTACGGTGAACTTAGTTTGTCGAGGTCATTCGTCTATTCGGGCTACACAGCAGGAATGACCGTATATCTAACCAGTAATAAGTTTACGGACGTTGTAACAGAATCAACGCAGTCATATCTCGGAGAAATTACATATATCGATTGTGCGGCAGGCGAAGCGTACAGAGAAGATGATGGTATTTATACATCACTCAATTCATTTATCGATCTCGGATCCGATTTACCAGTTTTAGATGCCGGCGCAAACGAAATAACATTCGATAGTACGATAACTGAGTTGATCGTTACGCCGAAATGGTGGAAGCTATGATTCCAATATTATACGAAAAAAACGAAACTGAATTTTCAGGCAACGGAATCTGCAGATTACGTGACGCTACGTCTGTGCTTGTTACAGAAGAAAGAAATGGCATTTATGAATGCAGCTTTTCTTATCCTGTAAATGGCTCTAATTATTCTCAGATAACGCCTGGTCGTATTATTGCTATTGAGCACGACACGACGGGCGATATTCAGCCGTTCGACATTATTGGTTTTACAAAACCAATAAACGGAGTGGTGACTTTTCGCGCAGTGCATGTTTCATATCGACTAAGCAAATCAGTCACTCGAGGGACAAATATAACCTCACTTGGTAGCGCAATCAATATGCTTCGAGAAGCAGTTCCGACGAATCCTTTCGTTTATTATCCTGACCTATACGACAGGACGGGCTATCTTGCATCAGCTGACGGCACACCGAGAACGGTAAAGGAATTTCTCGGAGGCGTTGAAGGGTCGATTCTTGATACATACGGCGGGGAGTATGAGTGGGATAAATTTACGGTTTATCTACATCCCGATCGCGGACAACGGCGGGATTTGGTTGTTCGCTATGGGATTAATCTTGTCGATTACGAAGAAGAATATGACGAACTTGAAGTATATAACGCTGTCGTTCCGTTTTGGAAAGGGCAGGACTCAGCGCAAAATGAAATTTTCGTTGTCGGCGCGATGCAATCCAGCGGTATGGCGGTCAGCTCTGGGCGTACTGAGTGTGCTGCGCTCGACGTAACAGACAAATTTGAAACTCAGCCAACAAAAGCGCAAGTCGAGGCAATGGGGTTAAAAGTCATGAGCGAAACACAGCCATTTTTGCCGATACGGAATCTCAGGATCGATTTCGAGAACGAAAACGACGAGTACGCTGGTCTACACAACTGTAACCTTTGCGACACTATAAGGGTCGTGTTTCCACGCTACAACATGGACGGATATTTCAAAATCGTGAAGGTGACGTATGACGTACTTCAGGAGCGTTATACAGACATGGAACTCGGAACGCTTCAGACCACTTTGGCGGAGGCATTGGGCATATGATCTGGTTTTTGATCGGGCTTTGGCTCGGAATGGTGCTGACCGTTTGTGTGGTCGGCGGAAAGGATAAATGATGAGTAACGAATTTATAAAAGCGAGTTTGATCAGATGCGTGAGAACGATTTGTCAGACGGCGGTCGCTTGCATCGGGTCGGCAACTGTTCTGTCCTCAGTGGATTGGAAGATGGTGCTGTCCGCTTCACTTCTGAGCGGAATACTTTCGCTTCTGACCTCGATAGCAACGGGACTCCCCGAAGTGGACTATGCCGAACACATCTATATGAGCAAAGAAGAGCCTGAGGACTCGGAGGTAGACGATGGGGAAGAGTAACATCGAACAACTTAATGTAGCAAAGAAGTATCTCGGTAAGGGCGGTTCGAAGTTCCGAAAGTTCTGCGGACTACCAGCGGGCGCTGCGTGGTGCGATGCGTTCGTGACTACGATATTTCACGAGGCGGGCAACGGCCCGCTTTTTTGTGACTCGAAAAAGCAGACATATTGTCCGACCACGATAAAGTGGTGCTACAAGAATCTCGCATCGGTTCCACCGTATCTCGCTTTGCCATCGGATATTATCTTCTTCGATTGGGAGCCGAACGGAGTGCCGAATCACATCGGGTTCGTCAGAGAGCGCAGAAATTGCGACTCGATCTATACCATCGAGGGCAACACTTCGGGCGGGATCGTAGCGAACAAGGTCAGAAACACCAAGTACGTGTGCGGGATATTCCGTCCGCACTTCAAGGCATCGTACAAAATCGGCAAACTTGAGGTCGATGGACTATTCGGTTACAACTCCATAGCAATGCTTCAGGCAACGCTCGGAGTCGAAATCGATGGAATACTCGGGCAGGGCACTGTAAAGGCTTTACAGAGGCTCTGCGGGGCTTCTACTGATGGTCTGTGGGGCAAGGGCACAAGCAAAGCCGTACAGAAAATGGTCGGTGTAAAGGCTGACGGGCTGTTCGGTCCTAACTCCGTAAAGGCTCTGCAGAAGTGGATAAACGGCAAGGTGTATCCCCAACCCGTAAAGAACAAAGGGGAGAAGATAGCCGACACGGCTGTCAAATATGTTGGTAAGGTTCCTTACAAAAAAGGCGGGACAAACATCAACAAGGCTGTCGACTGCACCGGCTTCGTCCAGGAGGTCTACAGACTCAATGGGATAAAGTTATCCCCGTATTTGTCCAGTTGGGGCAAGTCGATCGGAACGAATATAAAGAAAGCGTTGCCGGGCGACATTATCAGCTTCAACAATAAAAGGACCGGCAAGCTACAACATCACGCAATCTATATCGGAAACGGCAAGGTCTGCCACGCAACGGGCGGGAAAAAGGTGTGCATTAGTAAGCTGCCGTTTTCGAATCTGAAAATCGAGGGCATCAGGCGGAGGTGGAAACAATGACAGATAAGATGATACTCGCACTGCTCGGATTTATAGGTGCGCTGTTGGTAGTCCTAAAACCGTTCCTCGATCTGAACACCAACATAACGGAGCTAAAGGTGTCCATTGACGCGTTCAAGTCCTCGGTGGATAAACTGGATTCGCGCATAACAGAGCACGGCAAGGAAATAGACAAAATCAAAGAACAGGTCGTCGACCACGAAGCAAGGATAAAGAATCTCGAGAGGTAAATTATGGAAAAGTTCAAGGTTTCATTCGAAGCAAACAATCAGCAATTAAAGTCAATCGGCACCAAGCACGCGTCGGATACGTATGCGGACATCGAGGCAACATTCGTTCTCGGTGAGAGGTGGACGGATATGGACTCCGTATCCGCCGTGTGGTGGAACGACTTTACAAGAGTCGCAACTGTACTGGACTCTCAGGGTAAGTGCGTCGTTCCGCACGAAGTCCTGACACGCAAGGGGTGCGTAAGGGTAAACCTCGTTGGGTCTATCGTCGAAGGTGATGAGCTTATTACAAGGCTGACATCGTATTCAGCCGAAGCGGTACAAGTCAATGAGAAGATAAAGCTGACGGGTTCGGAGACATCCGAGTTGACTCCGTCGCAGTTTGAGCAGTTTGTAGCGCAGGTCATTGCCGAGGTGGAAAAGGTCACGGGCATGACCGCAGTCGCTGAAACGCTTCCTGCAGGAGAACCCGCTACGGCACGATATGAGGACGGAAAGCTTTATATCGGAGTACCACAGGGCATCCGAGGCGAAACGGGCAACGGCATCGCATCGGTTGTGCTGAATTCTGACTACACTCTGACGCTTAGATTTACGGACGGGACGAGCTACACTACCGCATCCATTCGTGGAGAAAAGGGCGAGAAGGGCGATACGGGAGAGCGTGGTCCTATAGGTCCGCAGGGTGAGACGGGTCCGCAGGGTCCTAAAGGTGATACGGGTGCTGAAGGTCCGCAGGGACCGCAGGGAGAACAAGGCCCTAAAGGTGACAAAGGCGACACGGGCGAAGTGTCGCAGGCAGAATTGGATAGTGCCGTTTCTGATTTAAAAAGCGATTTGTCGCACGATTTTAAATATGTTGTTGGCAAAGAAAACTTACTTGAAAGCATAACATGGACAGCAGGTGCATATATATCTGAATCAGGTGTGATAACACCATATACGAATGCAAAATATACCGATTTAATCCCTGTTAATACGGATGAGCTTATTTATTATTATAGAGCAACCACAACAAGTCAAACTACAAGAGTGCATGGTTACGATTCAAACGGCACATGGGTAGCACAAATCAAAGCAATTTATACACCATCCACGGTTACTGATAAAAGTGAATCAATAAAGGCTTCTGGTTACGCATACATCAGAATATCTGAATCTACAACCATTACACCACTTGCGCTAATTGAAGACACAAGCGTCTTTGGAGAAATAGAAAAGATAGAAAAGATAAAGCCTTTTAGCAAAAACCTTGTGGGAATGATTCCGAACAAAAAATACCCAGCGTTTTTAGCAAGCGGAAGTACAGTCACAATCTCTACAAGCGATGGGAGTATATTTCCTGCCGACTCTACACTAAAAATTAATTTTTACGGGCAAGATGGTAGCTACTTTGACTACTTCACCCTAAAAAATGAACAGTCCTACAGAACTGTGTACGCATATTCTGGTGACGCATATTATATGTCGTTTACCGAAACACCAAGCGTTCCTCTTATGGTTAACTATGGTAGCACACCTCTCTCCTATGAACCTTGTGTGCTTGATTTATGGTTTATAAGCGAGACTGTTACAGATTATATCAATCGAAAAAACGATTCTAATACTTCGGTTTTGGCGTTAAATGATGGGGTCTCTCTGAAAATAAAGCAGGCTAAACATTGTATGAGTAGCGAGGTTTCTCCGCTTTTATTAGCACACATATCGGACTTACATCTCGATGGAACAAGGCTCAAGAGGTTTGTTGACTTTGTTGATTCCGTCAGCGATATTGACGATTCAATTTGTACGGGAGATATGGTTGATTCCTATGCAAATGGTATGTCGTATTGGACTGATGCTGGTGCAAGCAATATTATGACTGTTATAGGAAACCATGACGGACTCGTTGATGATTCAGGCGGGTGGTACGATGGACAATGTTCCATGTCAGATGCGTATAATAGATTTATGTCACCATATATAAGCAACTGGGGCGTAACACATACTGGATCAAATACCTATTATTATAAGGATTATCCATCGAAAAAAATCAGGCTTGTTGTTATTGATAGCATGAGAAGTGGAACTGATGCGACAACGCAAAACACATGGCTTGCAAATGTTTTAGCAGATGCAAAGACTAACGGCTATCACGTTGTAATTGCTACTCATTGTGTGCCTCAAACTACCGATGGCATAGATTACATTGATTGCACATTTACTTCTAAAAAATTCACATATCAAGATTTATATGATGGGTGTATTACTTTCGACAGTTACCAACAAACTGTACAGAACTTTATAACAAATGGTGGGCATTTTATTTGTTGGATATGTGGGCATACGCACGTTGACTTTGTTTATACAACACAAGAATACCCTAACCAATTATGGATTGTCGTAACTTGTGGCAAGCAAAATGTTAATAATGACCAAGACAGAACGATTGGAACAAGAGATGAAGACGCTTTTAATCTTTTGTCATTCGATATTAATAATGGGATAGTCAAAGTTATAAGAGTTGGTGCTGATAGAGACTGTTACATAAGGCATATAGGAACAGTAAGCATTAACTATACTACTCAAGAAGTGGTTTTTAATGATTAATTTAGACCTTTAAGTCAGTAAAGCTAAACGGAATAGGCAGGTCGGAGACGGTCTGCAATAGGATCACCTCCTCTTACATACAGAAAGGCCCGGGGATAAAACCTCGGGTCTTTTTGCGTGGTGAGTTTTCACCGTTTAGATTTCTTCAAGATCCTCTTCACCAGGATCCGCTTCGATAGGGGACTCTTCTTCGTGTCCTTCATCGATGGCTGCTATGAACTCAGCAACCTCCGGATGTTCTTCCATCCATTCCTCGTGACGTTTCCTCCTGCGGGCGAGATTCCTGGAAAGCATATCGCGTCCGTCTTTGATATCGTCATATCTGTAAACACTTGCACCTGCAGTCTCGGTGATCTTGAAGCCCAGAGACTTCCAGCAAGGGGTGCAGATCGCAGCATCTTCGAGTTTTACGTGTCCGCGAATTACAGTGGATTTTCCACATCTAATACATTTTGCCATATCAAATCACCTCCGTATTCAATTATAAACAAGGTAAAGAACGCTTGACAAGGGAATTAAATAAGCGTAACGTAGAAGAGGAAGGTGACTTGTAACTTAATAATATGACCTGTTAGGGTATAGGGGACCGTCACAAGTTGACGGATAAAATTATTCCGAGAACTATTCCTAAAATCATAATTTTTTAGGTAGTAGGGTAGGGGTAATAAAAACTAACTTCCTTAACAATTACATATTAATGATGACACAAGTCACCTCCAACGATAACACTAATTGAATATCGAAGGAGGTGTTTTTATTTATGAAAGCGCAGAGCATCCAGCAATTCGCCATCGTCCAGAGTGACTCGGCTGCAGCTTTTGAGGGTGAGCTCAACGCAAGGATTAGAGAACTATCCGACCGTAATCCACAGGTCAAATTCGATGGATTGACGGCCTACATCAGTTACAGAGTGACGTCGCTGATACCGGAGACACTGGCTGATGTGTACGAACTGAATGGGGTCTGTTTCCACTGCGAGGACTGTCCTGAGTTCCAGACAGCTCTGAAAGCAGACGGAACCGAAGACACAAGACTTAAGTACGGAGAATGTCAGTACGCAGAAATGAGAAGAACGCGAAGAGACGCACCTGCATGCGACATGCTTTACAAGCTGATCAGAGACGGGAGGATAGGATTATGTTACAGAAGATAGGATTTTTCATTATGTGCATCGGCGGAATGATGGCCGACTCGGAATGTCTTCTGATTCCAATCGGAGTGGCTGCACTCGGAGCGTTCCTGATCTGGCTCGGGGACAGAAGGGAGGCTGACGATGAAACAGCCTAAAAAGCATTATTACATACTGCTCAACGATGAGTACGTCGGACAGACATGGGCCGTATCAGAAGCGAAGGCAAGAGTCAACTGGTGGTGGGCAAACATCAAGTATAACGATCAGTTCAGCTACAGGGAGTACAACCCAGAAGACTTTGAAGCTATCTGCATTAATTAGGAGGTGCACAGAATGGTATACGCAACAAACGAAAAGAGAGATTACTGCCAAGTGCTCGACGCAGCACTGGCTCCAATGATGGACTTTGACTCACTGGACTACTGCATTAACGGAGTGACGCAGGAAGAGTATATGAGGATCCGTGACAAGCTCGGGTCTGTTGCGTACTTCAACATCACGGGTATGACCTGCGGTGAAGTACTGAAGGATGTGTGCAAGGTGGTTCTGCTTGACCAGGCGAGACTTGCACCGGACAGCGTCATTACAGACATCAGAAAGAAAAGAAAAGTCGCAGATATGTTCAGGAGGTAAAGAGATGAAGTTCAAGGTTACAGAGTTTATCAAGAAATATATGAAGGTCGGAGACGAGTACCAGTATGTCGAAGTGGAAAAACATTACACCGTTGACAACTGGGATGATCTGCAGAATCTGCTGATGACGCTGATTGATTACAGCGATGTATCCATCAGATTCGAGGTAAAGAAGGAGGTGCCAAATGAGCAGTAAGCTGACAGGCGATTATCGCAAATACATGGACAAGAACTTCCTCGGGTCGTGGGACATTCCAGAAGGCGACGATCTTGTTCTGACCATATCCGATGTGGAGCAGAACGAAGTCAAGAATGAGCGCGGATCTGAGCGCAAGCTGACCATCCACTTTGCCGAGGACTATAAACCACTGATCATGAACGCGACCAACTGCGACAGAATCACAAAGGCGTATGGATCACCTAAGGTCGAGGATTGGGTTGGTAAAAGGATAGCGCTCACGACTGAGAAGGTACCTGCATTCGGAAGTGTAAAGGACGCGGTCAGAATCAGACCGTACCCGCCGAGAACGACCGAAGCATTCTGCGATGAATGCGGACAGGTCATCAAGCCGGTGCAGGCAGGTAGCGAGAAGTTTTCTGTTAATAAAATCGTGGAGCTGAGCAAGGCCAAATATGGAAAGTGCCTCTGCTGGGACTGCTCACTCAAGGCAAAGGAGGCGGAGTGATGAAGAAATATGAGCGTGAGAACATCATACGCGCTTATAACAACCTCGTAACCGCGAAGCGCAAAATCTGCGATTACAAACTTCTTCCACGAGGAGGTGTCGCGCTGACCGTTTCGGATGACGACTACTGCATCCTCAAGCCGTTTCTGAACGCATCGTTTGAAGACATCCACGTAATAGGGGAGGTTAAGACTCGTACGACTGGTATGATTCATTCATTTTTTACCGAAGCCACGACTCCAGACGGTTCAAGAGATTTGGTTTTTGTAGACCAGCGCAACCAGTTCGATTTCTTTACACATCTCAGAACGATGGTTGAAGACGTTACTGGCCCGCTTCTCCAAAGGACAAAGAGTGAGCATTTATACATAGAGGAGGACGACTAATGGGTGAATGGATGGTCAGACCGAAGACACTCGGAGAACGTACACGTTACGAAGTGTACAAGATACTGCACGACACAGGCGATGTCATTACCCGAGGCGGTCTGTGGGATACACAGAAAGAGGCGGACACACTCGCAAAGAATCTGAACAAGATGGAGGCGAAACGCAAATGAAACTTACAGACGATAATTATTTCTCCACTGAAGCAATGAAGGAATACTGGTCAGTGAGCCAATTTAAACAATTCTGTCGCTGTCCAGCTTCCGCCATTGCCGAAATGAATGGAGAATACGAGCGTGAAAAATCCACCGCGCTCCTCGTTGGATCCTATGTGGATGCTTACTTCACTGGTGACAAGGGTGCTCTGGGGCGATTCGTTCTGGAGCATCCCGAAATCACCAACTCGAGGACCGGTCAGCTGAAGGCCGATTTCAAACACGCTGAGACCATGATTGAAGCGGTAAAGAGACAGCCGTTGATGATGGATTATCTCCACGGCGACAAGCAGATAATCGGACGGGCGGAACTGTTCGATGTAAAGTGGAAGACCAAAATGGACGTTTATGACGGACACCGCATCGTAGATTTGAAGACCGTAAAGGACTTTAAACCGATATACGTTGACGGACTTGGCTGGCAGTCATGGATCGAGGCATGGGGTTATGACATCCAGGGCGCTATCTATCAGAGGGTGGAACAGGCGATGTCAGGACGGACTAATCCGCTGCCATTCTACATCGTAGCGGTAACAAAAGAGAAGGTCCCTGACGTTGCAGTTATCCACCTTCCACAGCACATACTCGATACTGCGCTGAAAGTGGTCGAGGCAAAGATAGACGGATTTGACTTAATGAAGAAGGGTCTCATACCGGCTGAACGTTGCGAGGTTTGCGACTGGTGCAAGCAGAGCAAGAGGCTGGGCGAACCGATTGAGTTTGAGATAGATGAAGCATAATCGTTTACTCACCGGGGCGGGCAACAACTAAATAACTTAATAAGGCACGAACGTTATTACTCGCAATTAACAAACCACACCCGCCCGCTCCGGTCCGTAATAGAAAGGAATCAATGAACGCATCGGAAATAGTAAGAGCCCTGCGTAAGAAAGCGGGAATGACACAGCCCGAAATGTCGGAACGTGTCGGGGTCAGTATCCAGTCGATATGTAACTGGGAAAAGGGCCACAGCTGTCCGACCGCTGACCATCTTCTCGCGATGTGCAACGCAATGGGCTATGACGTAATAATCAAACCAAAGTACGAAGTATATAAGAAAGCGAAGTATCACAAATGATAGGAAATGTAGGAGAGATCATCAAACAGTGCCGACTTGAAGCTGGTCTTTCACAGGAACGGCTTTGCAACCTGACGGGTATCGGCCCGAGAGGGACCATCAGCCAATACGAACGGCACGGAATATGTCCGAGCGTCTACAGATTCGAGGACCTCATCGAAGCTTGTGGATACGAGTTGATTATAAGAAAGAAAGGAACCAAAGAATGAATATTCACACAATACACGGAAGGTTAGTCAGAGATCCTGATTACGTAAGGGAGGCGGACGAGACCAGAAGCAGGGCCAAGTTCACCGTTGCAGTCGACAGAGCATACGGAGACGAGGCCGATTTTATTGATTGCATAGTCTGGGGCAAGAGAGCTGCTGTCGTGGATAAGTACTTCCACAAGGGCAAAGAGATCGCTATCTCTGGTGAAGGGCGCACTGGTTCGTACACTGATAAGAACGGAACCAAGCACAAGACGTACACGATCAATGTTAACCAGTTCGACTTCTGCGGTTCCAGTAAGGACTCAGCTCAGGCAGCGTCGAAGCTCGAGCAGGACGCAGCTGCTCTCCTGATGCCGGACACGATGGAAGCACAGGCGGAAGACATTCCATTCTAAGGTGATACCGTATGAAATTTTTACTTATCGATAGCCGGGAGAAGCCCAAAGCAATACGGTCCATTGTGAAGTATTTCGATTCTATTGGATTGGTCCACGAGACGTCCAAGCTATTTATCGGAGATTACCAAGATTTTAATCGACCACAAATCATTGTGGACCGAAAGCAGAATATCGCGGAACTGGCGAAGAACTGTACAGCGGACCACGAACGTTTCAGACGCGAATTAGAACGCGCTCAGAAGGCAAATACAACGCTTGTGGTCCTTGTCGAGCAGAACCGTTACAAGGACAGAGACAGGTGGATCCACATCGAAACTATCGAGGACCTGATGCTGTGGGAGTCTCCGCATACGACCATCCGAGGAGAGAAGGTGTACAGAGTGCTCCGCAGCTGGATGGCAAAGTATCCGCTTCGGGTCGAGTTCTGCGACAAGCGGAGTACGGGGAGACGTATCTATGAAATCATATACGAAGGAAAGTGAGTTCGCTCCAGTGTGCAAAGATTACTTCAGCAGATACTGCGTTGAGGATTGCAACTGGTTTGGGACGTGCTGGGACTTTCAGGAGGACGTTAATGACACTATACGAATTGGAACCGGGAACGGAAGTGATACTGGAGACAGACCGACTGTATGAACAGCCGAAGCGACTCCAGCAGATGGACGGCAGGGTGTTTGTAGTCGAGTCTTGCCATACGCTCAGCGGGATTCGTCTTTACACGCTGAAGGGCTGCTGCTCGAAAGCGGGTGAGCCGTACACCATCATGGGCGCGTGGATCACTCCGATCAGAACGGTACGCTGACTCTAGGGGCGGACAGAATAAATTTATTATTGCATTTATTAACCTCATTATTTAAGAAAGGAGGAACCTTCTTTCTATCGTTCTTGCAAGTGTGTTCTGTTGTTGTCTGTCCGTCCCTGATCAGAAAGGAGTTAACCAAATGAAATGGATATTCATAATCGGCATGGTGCTGATAGCGCTGTTCGACACGGCGATGTATACGGCTTGCGTGTTAATGGAGAAAGCAGAAGAGGTGAGACATGGAAGACACTATAAGACGAAGTGATGCGATAGCCAACATTGAAATTTTGCTTGATGACATCAGCGACATACAAGACGAGGATGAACTGAAAGAAATAAAGGCATACAACCTTGGAGTGCAGGCATCGCTGAACTCAATAAAGCATCATGTACCATCCGCAGACAGATGGATACCTTGTAGCGAGAGATTGCCCGAAGATATACGACCTGTGCTTGTTACTTGGAAGAACAACGACCCTAAATCGTACTATCAGTATATCGTGGGCAAGCACTTCATCGGCACAGCGCACTATCACAGAGGCAAGTGGTATTGGTACTCAAGCGTGACAGAGGACTTACTTGCAG